GTGTCACGTCAAAACTTCCTGCAGCGGTGGCAGACACAAACGCCAGATAGAGCCCGGTGCTTGCGCCTGACTGGACGCTGACTAATACCACGTCACTAGCAGTGACAGAGCTGTTGGTGACGGTAAAAGTCACTTCAGCGTTGCCCGCTAATGATGCGTTATGAGTTGTGACGGCTCCTGATGGAGCATTCACGGTTACGCCTGTTGCCTTGCTTGTGAGCTGGGTTACAGCCCCGCCGGATACGTAGCCAATAGCTAAGCCGGCGGATGTTTCAAAAAAGCTTGCCATGAGATCAATCCATTGCAGAGACGACGGTTGCGCGAACGATGCCGATGTTTTTCAGCTCGTACACTTTCGACCAGTTAGAAACAGTTGCTAACTGAGTGCGGTTTGGGTTTGCATCAGTCACGGCCCACTTTGCGCCCACTGGGTGGTAGACGTAATGAAGGTCGATTGACATTGCATCCGACTTTTGCAAGATGTCACGATCAGTTTCAGTCTGAATGCCAGCCTGTTCGCCGCTGCCAACGCTGCCCTGAGAGAACATGTAAACAGCGTATTCAGTCGATGCACCAGATCCAACGGTGTTCACGTCATCAGAAACGATCACGCGCATTCCCAGGTAGGTGGGAACTGTCACATCACCGTAGGCATTAGCGATTGACCCGCCGGATGCAGTTGCATCACCGCCGGCCACATCTGTCGCCTTGACGTAATCCACAGCACGACGTTCGACCAACTCGTAGTAGGTCTTGGAGTGCATCACGATTGTGTTCAGCTTTTCGCCTTGGTCGCCGAGCAATGCACGGGCCTGCGAAACCTGACGGGGACTGAGCGAAGTTGGAGTATCGCCAGATTCACCGTCGATCGTTAGCCCAAAGAAGGCAGCTGCAGACGAAGTGTTATTGACCGCGCCAAACACACCGCTGAGACATGCAAGCAAGTCCTTTTGACGCTGATGGTTGACATAATTGGCCATTTTCTGGCCAATGGCGGCCATTGGGTCAGAACCAGATGCCAACGCGGCTAAATCTCGCGATTCAAACGCCCGGCCACGATGCAGCACAACACCCACTTGCTTGTCGGCTGTGATTTTGCCTGGAGTCAGTGAAGAGCTGTCAGACAGAACTTCAAAGTCGCCGGCCAAATTTGCGTTGTAAAAAGGAATGTTGACGAAATCGCCGCCATCCTCAGACGCATTAAGTTGCGCCAATGGTTGCACAACACCGCTTTGCAAGAACGCATCGCGTCGTGTTGATTCTTCAATTAAATATGGAGTAAAAATCTCCGGAATGATGATGTCAGAGCGCAGAACCGCCATGACTACCTCCTAAAAAATGGTTGTTTATTTTTTGGGCGTAACCCTTGCGGTTCTGCGTAGCTTCACCTTCGCTACATATTAGCGGTTTGCAGCATTTTTAAGCCGCTCATACAAATCACGGTCAGTTTTGAACAGTCGTGATTGCTCTGTAAGGTTGAAACCTTCAGCGCTGAACGGGTTTTTAGTGCCCGGCGTGATCTCGCCGCTGGCTCTTGACGATGGCGCACCAGACCCCTGCGGCTTCGGTGCTTTTTGCATCCATGCCGGTGTTTTGGCCTTTGCCCATTCACCGACTGGGGTGCGCTCATAGCCTTCGACCACCACGACAGTGCCATCAGGCTCGCGTTGGATTTGGTCGCGCTTTAGCTGCGTGTTCAGCACCAATTGCGGATCATGGACCACATCAGACAATGCGCTGACGGCTGGTGCCATCAACTCAAGTTCTTGCACTCGATCGGTCAGTTCCGCGATCCGCTTGTCTTTCTCAGTAGCTGATTCCCTGAACTGCTGCTCAAGTGCAGCTTTGGCTTCGACGTATGCCCCTTTGCTTTCAAGTTGCTGTTGCTCGGCATTGGCCTTGAAATCAATCAGGGCCTGAACGTCAACATCAGCGGCCTTTGTTTTGTTTAGCTTGCCGATCAGCTCATAATTCTTTCGCTCTAATGCTTCAACGCTTTTCTTTAGCGCTTCAACATCAGCTGTTGGTTGTTCTTGCTCTTGAGACGTAATCTCGTCGGTCATGTGAAACCCGTAAGGCTTATTTGCCTCACCACTTTACTTTATCCGCCCAATAAGCTGCAGAGGTTTTGCCCTTGGCGATGTTTTTCGCATGTCGTGCTTTGAATGATGCACGCTTTGCCTTGTCAGCTCCTGATTCGCCCTTTTGCGGTGGCTTTGGCTTTGCACCTTGCATCCCAAACCGGATCAGCTTCGGTTTGCCGTCCGCCTTCACCACTACAGCGTGACTCTTGCCGCTCGAATGGCTTGGCGTTCGGATCGGCTTGTCGTAACCGTCAAACGTATGGCCGCCGCGCTTGATGGTCACTTTTTCTTTGGTGCTGACTTCAACTGTGATCGACGCTTTAGGACTGGGTTGCCTGTCGATTCTGATTTGATCTTTACGACTGGATCGTCTGCAGTGCCAACCCTAACGATGTTGCCGCCCTTAGGCCCTTTGATCGCTGCCCTAGCCCCGCCCATTGCGGTAACAGTGCCAAACGTTCGCTTGCCTTGATAAACCCAACTGACGCGCTGCCCTTTTTTCATTTTTTCTTGCCTCCTTTTTTGGTCCCTTTTGGCTTCTTCGCCCCGCAATATTTCATCAGGCTGAATTTCTGTTGTTCTAATTCTACGGCTGGCCGTACCTTGCCTTGAGCTGCTTCAACGTCAGCTCTGAGCCGTCATTTGCGACAAACTTGCGGATTGCGTCTTCTGGCCCGTATTTCTTTACCAGCTTGTTCCAATAAGGGATCCTTCGAGGCCCCAAAACATCGCGCTTCACGTTGTCGCCTTGCTCCTGCAGCCATTCCCCATAAGCTTGATTTGCCGGCACCGTTCGCGTTTTGGCTGCTTTGCTCATCGGCCCTGAAATGATGCCCGGCCTGCGTATCGCACTTGGCGGCGGCTCCGGCATTCCAAGCGCTGCGTAATCAATCTCTGGCACTGTCGTTGATCTGCAGTTGAAATGTTGCGGAGGCAATGGCCCCTTGCCATATTCAAAAACTTGCTGGTCCAATGCCCTGCATCGTGCCGATGTACGCGAATCCAGCGTTGCCACGTATTTGTATTTTTCGGTGATCTCAGCGTTCGCCTTATAGGTGGCCTGACTGATCGCATTTGCCACTTGATTGACACTGGTTCTGACCAACGTGTTCACCTGATGATTCGCTACTGCTGTGAGCTGCCCGCCGGCTTGCGCTAGTTGCCGCACTGACAGCGGACCAAAATCAGCAAATTTCAAACGGCCTTTTAGGCGCCTTGCCATTTGCGGCCCTGAATCGCCCGCCAAGAACCCAGACTGAACCGTCTTCGTGAACAGCTCAGCTTGAGATTCAGCGATCCCCCTGAATGCTTTCGATACGGTTGAGCCATTAGGCAAGGTGATCTGAGCGCCCTGCGTTGCCGTCAGCCTGAATGTTGCCGGTGATGGCCCCACTGCTTCAAGCAGGTCATCAGACAGAACGTTTAGCCCAATCTCGATTGGGTCTGTCATCACAACAGCACGCGCAAAAGCTGGATCGATCTGCAACGCCTTGACTTGATCAACCATCCACTCCGGCACCATCTCCAGCAGCTGCGCCCTGATGAACTGCTCCTCAAAGGCGGCCAGCCCCTGCAGCTCACCCGCCAGCAATGCTGAGCTTTCACCTGCCCAGCCGTTGAGGCTTGCCCGTAGCTGCCTGACGATCTCCCTAAGCCGGGTTTGACGGTCAAATGCCCGCTCATCTTCGACCAAGATTTGCAGATCCGCGACAGCCTGCAAAATCAAACGGTTGTAAGCAATCGCAATTTGCTTTGCCTCAGCATTGCTGAACCGGTTCAGATCGACGGCATGACGATAGAACTCAGGCGGGGTGCTCATTCCTGCAGGCCACCGGCAGTCGTTGCCTCAAGCTCCTCCTCAAGGTCAAAGTCATCACCAAGCACTTCCCCGGCTTCTAGCTGGGTCAGCAGCGTCGACTGCGTGATGGTGCCGGCCAGGTAAAGCTCAAGTAATCCTTTGATCTCGCCAGGGTCCATTCGAGCGCCCATGAAATCACGGTTGATCAATGCGCTGCCGGGTGATGCGTCGTTTAGGTAATCAGCATGAAACCTCAGGCAGTTGTCGATCATGTCCTGCATATTTTGGGCGATCACCATCATCGTTGAATCGCCTTGACTGCGGTCGATGCGTTTCGCCTCGGCTGTTTCGGCTGAAAGCTTTTGGCCCAGCACACTGGCCAGGCCCAGCTCATTGATCTGCTTTTCGATCTGATCCAGCCGCTGAAACAATGCGTTGAAGCTGCCCCCACCTGGCTCTAGGTATTGCGCTGATGCGCCTTCCGGTAACGCGAGCGCTTCATTTGGCCCCGCCGTGATCTCTTCTGCTGATTGCGGGAATCCGAAAATCGCCAACATAGGAACTGCGGCGACATGCAAAATATTATCTAAATCTGATTGAACTTGATACGCCTTGATGTTTAATTCACCAATGTCTTCCATCGGTGGTTTTGATTGCAGGTAATTAACGCGGTTGCTGTATACAACTGAAAATGGTATTTCGCTTAGGCTTGTTTTACCTTCCTCGAATAATGTGTAGTCTTTTTTCTCATCTTGCCTGAATAGCTCGTAATACCCTGGCGTTAATACTCTTACCTGATTAACTGTTTTTTCGCCGTATTCCCCATCAGGCTCAGTGACCTGTTCTTTCAATCTGAGCTGAACAAGCCGGGGTTTGCCGTCTTGCGTTTCGGTGCGCCATCCAAGGATGCTGCGGGGGTCATAGCTGCACCAATACGGCCTGCCGTTGCCGTCTGATGGTGCATCAACTAAAACACCAACATGGCCATATCGGAT